TCAACAAAGTGATATAATACGCCACCTTATAAATGACAAAAACAAAACGATAAAAAGTATCAACTGCTTCAGAAGGTGAACGTTGTTCACGCCATAAGCAAGACGCAATAAAAAAGACGTTCGAGCCACCACGCCGAACGCCTTATATTAAAGATAATAATACATCAGTAGAAATACTGACATTAAAATAATAGCACTAGCCGAAATAAAAATCAACTACAAAATATTTGCAAAAATTTGCATAAAACACTTGCAAAATTTTGCATAAAGTAGTAAAATAATAAGTATAGAAAGGAGCTGATACAAATGGAAGAAATAATTATTAAATTAGACAAAGAATCAAAGAGAGCAACATTTAGTTGTGGTTATGCTACAACTTATGAATATGACAAAATTGAAACAGCTTTTGATTTAGCTGACGCTTTACAAGATTATGTAGAAGAATATGAATTAATGAAGGGAGCTGATTAACATGAAAGACGTAATTAAATTATCTGGAGAAATGAAAGAAATAGAACTAGAAGAAACAAAAGAAGATTTAGAATATTATTTAATACAAATTAAAAAGGCTATTGATAGTAATAGTAAAACTTTAAGTTATTTAGCTGATATTCAAGAAGAAGCTGAAATTGATGAAGATATATCAAAAAAACATAGTGCAGAAATATATGAAGCTAGTGAAATGGCAATAAGTTTGATTTATAAACTTGAAGAAACATTATATGAAATAAAGAAGATATTAAAGTAGGTGATTAAAATGAAATACAGAAAAGAACGAGATTTTGTTAAGCAAGTTAATGAAGCGCTTCAAGAAGAAGTAATAGTTTCCAGAATTAACATTCTGGAAGCTTCTTCTGAAGGTGGAAAAGTAACTGAAGTTTTATATGAAGATAGATTCGGTAAGCAATATGACGTTTATATCAATAAAACTGGTGATTATAGTAAGAGAATAATAAGGAGATGATTAGATGATAAATTCTCAAAAGTATTTAAAAGATGAATTGCTAATTAAAGATTTTATAAGTGATTATATAGATTATTGTAAAAGAAATAAAAAAGATAGTGTTAATTTAGAAAGTTTAAGTTTATTTTTTAGAGAAGAAGCAAAGCCAACACTAACAGAAGATGAAAGAGTTATATTGAGGAATATAGACACAGACAATTACAAAGCAATTGGCAGAAAAAATGACATGCTTTATTTAGTAAATACAGCCACAATATATGGCGGAGAAGATGACAAAGAAGTTTTTTGGTATTGTTTCCACAGACTGTTCCAATTCATTAAAGAACGGAGAAAAATATAGTATAGAGGAGTTGTTAAAAGATGAATAAAGAACTAATAAAAGAAATAATAAAAATGTTTTTACAAAATGAAGAAGAAAATTATAAAGCTATTTCGGAATTACCTATAGGAAAAGAAGCAAAGGATAAAGCAAAAGAAATGATAGAATCTATAAGCTTTTTAGAAAAGCATATAGAAAGCTATGATTTAACTTTTGAAATAATTTGCGATAATCTAAACAAAAAAGACAAAAAGACTAGCAAAAGTAAGTAGTTTTATGTAAAATATATATGAGGCTTCTAAAAGTTAAATTGAAAATGTTTAATAAAGGTTTCCAGCGTGAAGAACGTTCTTTATTAAATTTGAAGTGGAATTCCGTTTTCAAACTTCTAGAAGCTTCAATTTTGAGAAGGTGATAAATTGCACTATTACGATTATCAGAAAATAATAAGTTATAACGCTCCAGTAAATATTTTAATAGGTGAACGTGGAGTTGGAAAAAGCTATGGAATAAAAAATTATGTAATAAAAAGATTCTTAAAGAAAAAAGAGAAGTTTTTATATATAAGACGTTACGATAATGAATTAAAAGCTATATTTCAAAAAGACTTTTTTGGAGATATAAAAGAAGCATTTCCAGATATACAGCTAAAAGCAAATAGCAAAAAATTTTATATAAATGGTGAAGTATTTGGCTATGCTAAAAGATTAACTGAAGCTCAAGATTTAAAATCTAGTTCTTTTGAAGATATAACAACAATAGTATTTGATGAATATGCAATAGAAAAGAATAGACGTTATTATTTAAGTAATGAAGGAATGATAATTGCTGGACTTTTAGATTCAGTAATTAGAAACAGAAATAATGTTAAAGTGTTCTTTTTAATGAACGCTGTTGAAGGAATTGAATTTAGTCCATTATTTACGTTTTTTGATTTACGCCTTCCATATAATACAGATATAAAGCTTTTTAAAAATAATACAGTTTTAGTTCAATATATGAATAATGAAGAATTTAGAAAAGAGCGTAAGGAAACGTTAATAGGTAAATTAATGAAAGGAACGCTTTATGAAAATTACGCTTTAAAGAATGAGATACTAGATAAGAATAATGATTTCATAGAGCGTAAAACTGGAAGTTCTAAATTTAGTTTTGCATTTATATATAATAAAGAAACGTTTGGAGTATGGAGCGATTTCAAGAATGGTAAAGTTTATGTTTCAGAAGATTATTTAGATAACAGCTTTAACATATTCACATTAACATTAAAAGATAGCAAGCCAAATGTAATGATGATTTCAGCTCTAGCTCGTTATGACTTCTGGAAGCAATTCTTAAAAAACTTTAAATACGGCATAGTATACTATGAGAATCAGAAAATAAAACATATTGTTTATGAAATAATAAAGCTTTACAATTCTATAAAATAATGATATTATTTAAGTGAGTTTTGAAGCTCCCCTAAAAATATATTCATACAAAAGAAGATTCCTTTCTATAGGTTAAATTTTTGCAAAAAGAAGATTCAGAAAGTAACTGAATCTTCTTTTTATTTATGTAAAATAAACATAATAAAATATTACAAAAATTACAAATTAAATTTTTATATAAATTCTGTTGCATTTTTAAATATCTTTTATTATCATATAATAAAGGAGATGAGAAAATGTCAGATATAGAAAATGAAACTTATTCTATTTTAGCAGATTTAAAAGCGTTAGAAGATTTTTACACAAAAGATTATATAAATTTAGAAACTTATTATAAGATAAAGAATGAAATACTATTAAAGTATATTGCTGTCGGAGAACATTACAAATCGGAAGTAATGGATTTGATTCAAAATGACGAATGAGCAGATTATAGAACTTTGGAAAAATGGCTATTCTAAAATGTGTCTTTATGAATTAGAATATTCAGAACTTAAAAAAGAATTTCCAAACAAAAGAAAATTAGAGCTTCAGCATGAAGCCAGAAGAAATGTAAATTTAGTAATTAAATCAGAATATTATGGTTATAACTTCAGATAACTGAAGATATAATAAATTTTGCACTTATGCGTTAAATAAGAGAAAGAAGGAAATTAAAATGGAAAATGAATTAATTGAGGTAGAAGAAAATGTAAAAGATTTATCTTCATTCAGAAAGAACGGAAATGTGAACGTAGGAACGTTTACTAATGTTGAAGATAAGAAGGAATTATTTAACCTTCAGAGCCATGTAGATTTTATCTTAAATGATTGTGTTGGCGAAAAGATAAGAATTAAAAAAGTTTTAGTTAGAACTTTTGACAAGCCAATGAGAGAGCCTATCGTTGATGAAGAAACTGGAGAAGTATTAAAAGAAATTGAAAGAAGTGTTTCATGTGTTCTAATTGATGATTCTGGAAAATCTTATGCTACTGGCTCAAAAACGTTTACTTATAACTTAATGAATTATTTGACAGAATTTGACGGAGCTAATGAACTTGAAGTAACTGGAATTAATATTGAAGTTATTAAAGTTCCAACGCCTTCTGGAAATAAAGCTTTAAGTTTTAAATTAATTTAAAGAGAAGGTGAAAAACTTGTACCAAAGGAAAAGTTATTTAAATGTAAAAGACAGCGATATATTTTATCGCTGTCTAGGTTTTAAATTTTATTTTTGTTCAGCAAAAAGAAGAGAAATGTTCATAAAAAGATTAGATTCATATATAGAGAATGAAACAACTAGAATATATAGTAAATATGAAGTTCCAGTTTCAGAATTAGATAAATTTTTGGCTTTTTCTTTATATCATAAAATAGAGCCTAAAGGAACTAAAGTTGATGAATTAGTTTTAGAAAATGATACTTTAATAGTAAAACGAACTTTTTATGAAATTCCAACATTTCTAATATATGGAGTAGTAGAAGATGATTAATTTTATAATAGGTTTAATAATAGGTTTCATTCTTGGAATAATTGCTTTTTTAATATTTATTAATAACCTTCATTTTGATGATTAGGAGATGATAAAATGCCGAAAAATTCCGTTATAAAATGGCGTAAAGAAGATGAAAAAGTTTTAAGAAAAGCAATTTCAGACTTTAATAAAAAAGTAAGTAAGTTAGAAAAAACTAGAAAAGATAAAAGCTATTTACCAGCCAAAATAGATTATCAAGGCACAAAAGAATTAGTAAAGACACGTTCAGAATTAGATAGAATCGTAAGAAGTTTAGGAAGATTTAAAGGAAGTGAGGCTTTTAAAAAAGTAACGCTTCCTTCTGGAGAGGAACTTACAAATTGGGAGAAAAAAGAAATTAGTTATCAAAAAGCTTCAGCTGTTAGACGTATAAAGAAAAGAATGGCTCAAATTGAAAAGCCATATTTTAAAATGCGGAAATGAAGAATATAGAAAATTAGAAGCACAGCTAAAATCAATTCAAAACGTATATAAAAAGCGTGGAACAGAATTTAAAAAAGTTGTAGCTTCTATTGAAAATCTTGGCTCATCAGATTATGAAGTAAGGCAAGCATTACTTTATAGAGATAACTACCTTAAAATGTTTGAGCAATTTAAAAATTCAGAATATTATGAAGCAATAGTAAAGAAAATAAAATCTTATGAAAACCCTATAACGTTTTATAATAAGATTTCTTCATTAACTTATGGCGAATATATTAGAGATATTAAATTCATGTATGATTCAAAACAAGCTGAACTAATATTAGGACAAATGGCAGAAGAACTTGGAATTGAAACAGAAGATATAGATATTGAAGAAGGTGAATAAAATGTGAAGAAGTTTACAGCGGACTTTGAAACAGCGGTTTGGCTGGAAGCTGAATCTTTTGTTTGGGCGTGGGCGTGCTGTGAAATAGGAAATGAAGAAAATATCATTATTGAAAATGATATTTCTTCTTTTATGAAATTTCTTGAAAAAAATTCTGGTTCTACATTTTATTTTCATAACCTAAAGTTTGACGGAGAATTTATTATTTCTGAACTCTTAAACTCTCGGTTTTACTTTTGTTAAAGATAGAAAAGAAGCTAAAGATAAAACATTTACTACATTAATTTCTAATTTTGGAGTATTTTATCAGATAACGATATACTTTAAAAAGAGTGGAAAGCACACTAAAAAAGTAACTATAATAGATTCATTAAAAATTATTCCATTTTCAGTTTCGCAAATTGCTAAAGCTTTTGGACTTGAAGAATCAAAATTAGAAATAGATTATATGAAGCCACGCTTACGAACTCACAGATTAACAAAAGAAGAAAAAGACTATATAAAAAATGACGTTGTAATCGTAGCAAAAGCTTTAAAAGTTATTTTTTCTGAAGGCTTAAATAAGATGACACAGCGGTAGTAATGCTCTATTTGATTTTATTAATATTATAACTAAAAATAAATTTGAACATTATTTTCCAGAATTAACTGAAGATATAGACGCCGAAATTAGAAAAGCATATAAAGGCGGTTTTACCTATTTAAACCCTATTTATAAAGAAAAAGACGTAGGAGCTGGCGTTGTTCTTGACGTTAATTCTTTATACCCTTCAACAATGGCTTCATGTAAACTTCCATTCGGTGAGCCGATTTATTTTGAAGGAAAATATGAAGAAGATAAAGTTTATGATTTATATATTCAGATGATTTCATGCTCTTTTAAGATAAAGAAAAATAAGATTCCAACAATTCAAATTAAAAATGATAGATTTCATTTTAGAGAAAATGAATATCTTGAATCTTCTGGAGATGAAATTGTAATTTTAACATTAACTTCAGTAGATTTAAAACTATTTTTTGAACATTATGAAGTTTATGATTTAAATTATATTTCTGGCTGGAAGTTTAAATCAATAAATGGAATTTTTTCTTCATATATAGATAAATGGATTACTAGAAAAATTGAAGCTACAAAAGAAAAGAATTTAGGTCAGAGAACACTTGCTAAACTTATGTTAAACGCCCTTTATGGAAAATTTGCAACTTCTTTAGAAGTTCAGAATAAAGAGCCATATTTAGAAAATGGAATAGTAAAATATAAACTTGGAGAAGTAGAAAAGAAAAAAGGTTTATATATTCCAGTTGGCTGTTTCATAACAGCATATAGTAGAGAAAAGACTATAAGAACTTCGCAAGCTATAAAAGAATATTCTATTAATAAATATGGAAAAGATTTAAATATCTATTCTGATACAGATTCAATTCATACCTTATTAAGTATTGAAGAATTAAAACAATTTTGTGAAATAGATGATTATAAACTAGGAGCGTGGAAGCATGAAGCTTCATTTTCTAGAGCTAGATTTATACGTCAGAAATGTTATATTGAAGAAATAAATGGAGAAATAAAAATAACGTGTGCTGGACTACCTTCTAAATGTTATGATAGCGTTACTTGGGAGAATTTCAGAACTGGCTTTAAATGTGGCGGAAAATTAGTTTTTAAACATGTTAAAGGTGGGGTTAAGCTTGTAGAAACAGAATTTACAATTAAAGATGATAGTATAATTCGTAATATAGAAAAGTTTAAAAAATAGCGGTATAATAAAATAAAGGAGATGATTTTATTATGCCGTTTTTAGTATATTTAAATAAATGTTCAGAGTTAAAAGTTTTAATAATACTAGTAATTTTAGATTCAATATTTGGCTGTTTGAGGGCAATTCGTGAAAGAAAATTTAATTCTAATATCGGAATTGATGGACTTATACGTAAATTTGGAATGATGATTTCAGTAATATTCTTTATTGCTATTGATTTAATAATGGAGATAAATTTAATTGGTTTTATTCCAGAAGAAGTAAGAAAAGCTATTAATGTTGATTTTTTTGGAATTTCTTCAATGTTTTTGTGGCTCTTTATAATCTATGAAAGTTTATCAGTTCTAAAAAATATGATAAAATGTAAGCTTCCGATTCCAAAAAAATTTCAAAAGTTTTTGGAAAGAGTATTTAAAACTTATACTCAAGAACTAGAAGAAGGAGATAAAAAATAATGGAACAAAAATTAAAAGGAATAGATATTTCAGAATTTAATGGAAAAGTAGACTTTAAGAAGTTAAAAAATCAAGTAGACTTTATATATATTAGAGCAACTTATGGAAGGTACGGAATAGATAAAAAGTTTAGAGAATATTCAAAAGAAGCAATAGCAAATGATATTCCAATAGGCTTTTACTATTATAGTTATGCAACAGATGAAGAAAAGGCTGTTGAAGAAGTAAATTTCTTTTTAGATAACATTTTTGAATTTAAAGATAAAATAACATTTCCACTTTGTATAGATATGGAAGATTCTGACGGTTATAAAGCAAAAAATGGAAACCCTAATAAAGAAATGCTTACCAATATAATATTAAGAGCTTGCGAGAAAATAGTAGAAAAAAGTTTTATTCCAATAATTTATGCGTGTGATGACTGGTTCAAAAATAGATTAGATTTAGAAAAGTTAGAGCCTTACTTAAAATGGCTTGCCTTCTGGAACACAAAAGAAGAAAACATAGATAAAACAAAATTTTGTATGTGGCAATATTCTTCTAAAGGAAATTTAGCTGGAATAGAATCTAAAAATGTAGATTTAGATTATTCTTTTGTAGATTTTATAAGACTTAAAGAGTATGTTAAAAACGTTCAGAAGATTAACTTTATTAAATCTAAAACATTATTTTCAGATATAGTAATTCAATATATGAGCTGTTACAAATGGCGGAAATGAATTATTAGAAAAGCTTTATAATGGTTTAAATTCTTCAGATAAATTAGTTCATAAAGAATTAACAATAGAAGAAAAGAAAAAAGAAATTAAAAAGTTCTTTAATCTACAACAAAAAACTATTGATTATTTAAGCGTCTTCATTTATTCGGATGATTTCTTTACATTATTATATAACGCAATTTCTGGCGAAGAAATCAAAGTTACAGAATAAATAAACTACTTGAAGTTTACAATAATATTTTATATAATAGGAGATGAAGAAAATGAAATATAAAGAATTTGAAGATAAGATTTCATCAATGCAAAACAAAATTGGAGATGATTCCGCGAATCTTATTTTAGATGACGTTGCTGTTTTACTAACCGATAATCAACAAATGAATAATGATTTAGAAACTAAAGAAAAAGAAATTGAAAGTTTAAAATCTTCAATAGATAAATTACAAAAAGTGAACGGAAATTTACTATTGCAGATTCCAGCTATTAAAGAAGTCAAAAAAGAAGAAACAAAAAAGAAGGAATATCATTCAATGCGTGATGCTTTTGATGAAAAAGGAAACTTCAAAAGATAATTTCATTTTAAATATTTAAAAGGAGATGATTTAAATGGCAATTCCAGAAGGCTTAAGAACAGCTTTAAATGAGATTCGTGAAACTTCAATAGATAATAACACTTTATATGCTCAATATATTGAAGAAATTATGCCTACAACAGACATAGGAACTTGGGCTTCACCTATTCTAGAAGTTCCAAAAGTTATGAACGAATTCGTTTCAGAGCTTGTTCAAAAAATTGTTTATACACAATTAGAAATTAGATTATTCAGAAACCCTCTAGCTGTTTTAGAAGGTGAAGCAATTCCACTAGGTAGTATTGGTGAAGAAATATTCATTAACCCTATTGTAGGACGTAAATTTAATGTTGATGATTTTGCTGGCTTACTAGCAAAATACGAAATGGACGTAAAGGTTCAATATCATAAAGTAAATTCAGACGTTCAGTACCCTGTTACAATAACTAGAGCTAAAATTAAAGACGCTTTTACTTCATGGACAGAATTAAATTCATTCATTGAAGGCGTAACAAATGCTTTATATAACGGAGCATATATTGACAGATATAACATGACTAAAGATTTAGTAGCTTCAGCTTATGACGGAAATAATGTTCAAATTGAAGTTGTAACACAACCTACAACTGAAGCAACAGCAAAAGCCATGATAGAAAAAGTAAGAAGCATTTTCTTAAATATGCAAACTCCAACTTCAAGCTTTAATGCTTGGGCAAAAGTTGGCGGTTATGGAAACGAAATTTTAACATATACTCCTAAAGAAGATATTGTTATGCTTGTTAGAAATGATATTTTAGCTTGCATTGACGTAAACGTTTTAGCGTCAGCTTTTAACATGGACAAAACTGAATTTTTAGGAAACGTTATTGGCGTTAATGATTTTGACGTTTGGGAGCATATTAAACAAGCTGACGGAACAACTAGAAGAAGTAAAGCTTATGACGGAAGCAAAATTCTAGCTATTATGTGTGATAAACGTTGGTTTAGAATCAAGCAACAAGATTTTGAAATGGACGAATTCTATAACCCTAATAATCGTACATGGCAATATTACTTAAATGACGTTAGAATGTATTCTTACTCATTATTTGCTAACGCTGTTGTATTTGCAACTGAAATGCCTAACGTTCTAGCTACTGATTTAGCATTTATTGGAGCTGATACTGATTCAGTAGGAGAAGGAAAGAAAATTAGAAGATTTATAAAACTAACTCCACCTAACGCAACTTCAACAGTTACATTTACTTCTGGCACTCCTGCTGTTGTAAAAGTAACAAAAATTTCTAATACAGAAGTTGAAATTGAAGGCGTAGACGCTAACGCAACAGCTGTTACAATTACAGCAACAGACGGAACTCATTCTGATACAATAGCAGTTACTTGTACTGAATAAATTTTAATTTCCTAAAAGGAAGGAAGAAACGCTTCCTTCCTTATTTTTAAATTAAAAGGAAGGTGAAACAATGTCAGCTATCACTCCAGAATCATATATTAAATTAGTACGTTTTGATGTTACAAAAGAAAATCAAATTACATTTTCTGACGGAGTTCAACAGGTAGAATATTTTAGAAATACTTTAGAAGGAATTGTTCTTGAAGCTTCCTCTTATCAGAGAAAAGATTATAAAGTTAGATTTCCAGCAGGTATTGATACAATAGAAAAATACAATTATATGATAGTTCAAAATGTACCTTATAATTATAAATATTTTTTCTATTATATTACTGACATGATATATATTAATGATGAAATGACTGAAGTACAAATTAAACTTGACGTATTTCAGACTTATCAATTTGACTTTGTTTATAAAAAATGTTTTGTTGAACGTGAACACGTAAATTCTGACTTAATTGGAGAACATACCGTTCCAGAAGGACTTGAAACTGGAGAATATTATGTTAATACCTATAATTATTATGATAACTTTGACAGTATGTGTTTAGTAGTTACAGCAAGTAAGCCAGTTAATGCAACAAGTCAATTTCCTAATGATACTGGAATTCCAGTTTCTTCCTTAAATGGAATTATAACTTATGGCAAAGTTTATATTTGTGAAAATATGACAGATTTAAACAGCCTTCTTCTTGCTTTTTCTAATAATCAATATAGTGGCGGAACAGAATCAATAACTAATATGTATTATGTTCCTCGTAATTGTATTAACTGGAATGATGTTTCTTTAGTTCCTCGGAGCAGATATTATTTATGAATATTCTTCTAATTTACCAATGATTTATAATTATTCAATTAGTAAACCTTCAGCTTTAGACGGTTATACTCCAAAAAATAAAAAGCTTCTTACTTTTCCATATTGCTATTTAGTAGCTTCTAATAATAACGGAAGTAGTAATGTATATAAATATGAAAAGTTTAAATCAAATAGCTGTGAATTTGATTTTTCATGTATTCCAACTCCACGGAGCTTCTATTAAAATGACGCCTTATTTATATACCAATAATAATGGTTATGATGAAGAAGAAGGACTTATTGCTGGAAAGTTTCCATTCATGAACTGGGCAACACAAGGCTATAATGATTGGCTATCTAGAAACTCTTTAAACTTAACGGGACAATTTGTTATAGGTTCACTTCAAACAGTTGTTGGAGCTTCTACTGGCAATTTAGAAGGAACATTTAACGGTTTAACTAATACTTTAAACGTAGCTAAACAAATGTACGACCATAAAATGATTCCAGATTCTTCACGTGGAAATATCAATGGAGCAGATATTAATACAGCTTCAGACCAAAATGGCTTTTATTTCTATAAAAAATCTATTAAAGCTGAATTTGCTAGAATCATTGATGACTTCTTTTCAAAATTTGGCTATAAAGTAAATCGTTTGAAAACTCCTAATATTTTTGGAAGGCAATTTTATAACTATGTTAAAACTATTGATTCAATAGTTGAAGGTGATTTAATTCCAGAAAAATATTTAAATGAATATAGAGAAATGTTAAATAATGGAATTACTTTTTGGCATACTACAGAAAATTTTCTTAATTATGACGTTAATAATGTTATTGTTTAAAGGTGGTGAAAAATTTGAAATGCAAAAATAAAAATATAAATCGTGAATTCGTAGATTCAGCTGTTTTAAATACTGAAACGTATTTAAATTATTTAGAACGTTTAAGACAAGTTGCTATTTCTCAATTTGAATGGCTTAATTTACCTTCTTCAATGAATGCTCAATTTCTAGAACGCTGTTTATATGAATTTGGAAAAGCTTCACTTTTAAAAACTAAAGATTATGGCTTTATAAATGCTAAAGCTGTTGGTTCTTCAGATTTAAATATTTATATGCTTCCTTCTTCAATTAATTGCTTTTCTACTGATTCTTTAAATGAAGATAGAAAATTATATAATGGCTTTTTAGATGAAAAAACTTCAGAATATGATTATTGTGTACTGGTTAAAAATAATCAAGACATGATTCCAACAGAGCCAACTTTAAGACTTTTTGCTTGGCGTTTATATGAAGCTGAAAGAACTTGCGACACAAATATAAAAGCACAAAAAACTCCAGTTTTAATTGTTGGAGATGAATCTTTAAAACTTGCTATGAAAAATCTATTTGAAAAATATGAAGGAAACGAGCCAGTTGTTTATGCTGACAAAAAACAACTTGGAACTGAAACTTTAAGAGCTTTAAAAACTGACGCTCCATTCATAGCTGATAAAGTTATGGAATATAAAAAAGAAATTTGGAACGAAGCTTTAACTTTTCTTGGAATTAATAATATTAATGTTGAAAAGCGTGAAAGACTAGTTAAAGAAGAAGCTAATGCTAATAATGAACTTGTTAATCTTAACCTTCAAAATAGATTATTAGTTAGAAAAGAAGCTTGCAAACAGTTCAATGAACTATTTAATTTAACTGGAGATAACGCCATTGACGTTAGAGTTCGTTCAGATTTAACAAATGCTATTAAAACTTATGATTCAGTAGCTTCAGATTATATAACGGAAGAAGGTGAAAAAGATGAGTAATTATACAGTTACTTTAAAGCGTGTTTGCGACGTTTACGGAGAACAAAATGTTCTAAACTGGTTTAAATCCTATTCTTTATATGATTATCTAACAACAGATGAAGTTTCAACTATTGGTTATTTAAAAGTTTTTTCTATGGACACTTTAGCTAAAATGATATTAAATCATTATTATTTTAGAGAAATAGCTTTTGAAACTCCAGAAATGTTTAAGCATTTTGCAATTACTAAACTTCGAGAAATAATGCGGAACTTACGCTCCTTTAATTTATTCAGCTTCGCTTAACTATAACCCTTTAGACATAAAAACTATTAGTATAACTGAAACGCTTCAAAAAACTAAAAATACTGAAAAAACTGGCTCTGAAACTAACACTCAAACAAATGATACTGAAGCCACAACTACTAATGTTAATTCTTCTTCTGGAACTTCTAATACTTCTGGAGATTCTAATTCTTCATCATATAACAACGCTTCTTCATTAAATGTTGCTTCAGATACGCCACAACGGACAGATTTCAAAACAACAAATTCTTCAGCGGAAGTTACGCTTCTTCAACTTCAGCTAATGAATCAGAATCAGAAATACAAGATTTTACACATTCAACTTCTTCTAACAGCTTATCTAATTCAGAAAGAAAAACGCAAAATGAAAATTTAACGCAGAATATAAACGGAAATAGAAATTCTTCAGATAATTCAAATGAACTTGAAGAATATACTAAAGTTCGTGAAGGTTATGATTTTAAAGAAACAAAATCAAAACTAATTGCTGAATATAGAAAAAATATTGTTAATATATATGAAAGAATAATTGAAGATTTAAATTCTTTATTCTTTGCTTTATATTAGAAAGGTGGTTTTATATGTTTAAATTTAATTGGTACAATAAATTTGGAATTATTCCTTCATCTTATAGAGAAGCCATGAGCTACGAAGAACAAATTCTTTGGTTATGTCAACAAATTGAAAATTTAAAACTTGAATCTGGAAATTATAACTATAATATGCTAGAAAATAAACCTTCTATTAATGGCGTAACGCTAGAAGGAAATATTAACGCCACGCAACTAGGTTTAGATAATTATAATTATTTACTTAACAAGCCAGCTATTAATGGAGTTACTCTTGCTGGCAATAAATCACTTACTGATTTAGGAATTCAAGGAAAATTAACAGCTGGAACTGGAATTAGAATCGTTGGAAATACTATTTCAGCTACTGGCGGTGGTTCTGGTGGGACTTCAGATTATAGAGATTTAGAACATAAACCTTCTATAAATGGCTTTACTTTAGTTGGTAATTCTACAGCTAAAGAATTAAAACTTCAAGATTTATTAGAAGTTGATAGAAGTCAAGAAGTCTATCATAATACTAATTATGGAAAAATTGCTAATATTGCTAATTTTCAAATAAATGATACTATTCCTTTAGATATACCAACAACTGATTATGATCACGCTTGCTATTTAGTTTATAATGTTGGAAAAGGCTCATATTTTGACTTATATGGAAATTATGACTTATATAAGGTTGATAATGGAAATAAACTTCAACTTACTTATTCTACTAATAATGAAGTAGAACATGGCTATTTTGAAGCTTTAAGTGGAGGTTATATAATTATTAACTTCTTTGATATTGGTGATTATAATGCTGAAATTAAAGAATATTTTTCTGGAGAAGGTATTAATCAAGATTTTGAAAATGTTAATAAAAATTTAAATGCTTATAAATATGATTTAGATATTCTTTTAAAAAATAATTTCAATTATGAAAATCTTTTAACAAATGCTCAAGAAGGCTTATTTATTGGAATGAGTGAGGACGCTCCACTTCCAGCACCTATTGAAGATTCTACTTCTAGATATGTTAAAATTGCCACAGCTTCAGATTATAGTTCTATTTTTAGAGTTGTTGGCGAATGTAATGGTTCTTATATGTGGTTTACTACTGAAAATCGTAATGGAACAGAATATCTGATTTCTCATTCAGAAATGAATATTATAATTAATAGTGGGCTTGGAGTTGAAATTCCATTTGAAGCTGATTATATTTATTTTCAGTTTACTAACTTTAACGCTTCAATTAATTCTCTACAAGGCTTAAAGATTACAGAAATTTCTGGAGGCGGAGCTTCAGTTAATAAACTAACTTCAAATCTTGTATTGCTTCCTTCTACTCCTTTAACTTTAAATACTGGCTTCTATCAAACAGTCTCTGATATTAATAATTTTTATGGAGTTTATTATCATTCAGCAACAGCTTCAAATTTAATTCTTGGCGGAAATGAATTATTCTATTTTGATAATGCTTCTCAAACTCTTATATTTGAAAATAAAAATTATTTTTATGAAGATTCTGAAGCTGATTGGGCAGTTCAAGAACATACTAATATTACTAATGAAATTGTAAATGACCGTTCAAAAATTCCTACTTCACAAGCTGTATATAATGCTATTCAAAATGGTAACAATTATTACACTACTTTAACTTCTTCTTTAACTTTTAACATGGACGGAACTAATTCAGCAAACCTTACTGAAGGTTATTATTATTTAGATAGCAACGTTTATTATTATAGTAATGGAACTTTAACTTCAGCTTCTTTTATGCTTCATACTATTTGTTATTTTTCAGCTTCTTTAAATGAATTTTATATTGCTGGAAATAGTAGAGCTTATAACAGAATTAACTATCGTCTTGAATATGTTGACTCAACTGAAGGCTGGACACTAAAAGAACTTAAAACTTCAGATTTACTTAAAACGTCAGATATTGTTACTTCTATTTCTGAATATTCTTTAGATAGTCAAGTTCCTTCAGCTAAAGCTGTTTATGATACAGTTAATAATGTTTCAATTTGCCAAATTGGAAACACTAGCAGAATTTATTGTAATGTAACACAAGCATGGTCACCTTCAATAGTTCCGTTAGATGAACAAAAAATTAGTTCTTCAGATTATACTTTTGTAAGTAATAAAATAATAGTTGGAAGTAAACCTAAAATGGCTGAAATTTCTTTTAACTGTTTATGTGATACAATGCCAACAGCTAATTATAATTTTACAATTAATTTAAAAAGAAATAACATAAACACTATACTTTATTCTTCGAGCTTCAAAACAATTTCTGGAATGGACGTTGCTAACTTCTTTGGCTTAACTTATTATGAATTACAAGAAGGAGATGAAATATATTTAAATTATACAGCTAATTCAGCTGTTAATTTCTATATTGCTTTAAATGCTGGATTAACTGTTAGAACTTTATCTTATAATTAGTATATTTATATTATTCTTATACACGGCGTCCAGCTTGTTTCTGGACGTCTTTTTTATTGCGTCTTGCTTATGGCGTGAACAACGTTCACCTTCTGAAGCAGTTGATACTTTTTATCGTTTTGTTTTTGTCATTTATAAGGTGGCGTATTATATCACTTTGTTGATACGTTGTCAAGTTTTTTGACGAAAAAGGGAATTATGTTAACAAAAATGCGGGGAACTATCCCA